CATGGTTTTGGCTGCTGCTGCTATCTGGTCACGCTGTTTTGCACCAGCCGCGAGCGTCGCATTCACCACGGCGAAATTGTACGATTCATCCCCATCAGCTGCCTGTATATCAAGGAAATGATCGACCACATTCTCTCGACCATCGGTATATTGTTTCACGTTGCCGTCAAATATCACGCCATAATTCGACTCATAACCGGCCTGCAATGTCACGCGGGTAAACTCCTTTTTGATGCGCGATTGCGTATCCTCGTTAAGGTTATAAACGCGGATGGCTGCTGTGTTCGGTGTCTGCCCGTCTGTTTTCTTGATGGCGAAATTGATCGTGAGACCGGCCAGATTCAATGCGTCGCCAGTCTCATTCGATACGATCAAATCGCACTTTCTGATATATTGCAGCTCGCCGGTCATTCGCTCACCAGCAAATACAGGTTTGAATTAGCGCCCAAGTTTTCCAGAGTGGGTGGCTGGAATTGATCGCCGTCTGTGTATACGTACAGCCCTGCATTTATTCCAAGGTAGGCGTACTGCCCCAGCAAATCAACGCCAACGGTTAGCGGCAGGCAGGCTATCAATGGCGAATCATCAGTCGCATTCGATATATCCAGACTCCACCCAATGGACTCATTCCATCGGCATAGGATGGTATACGTTACGCCGACAATATCCATATTGAAGCGCTGCGGCACATTGGTAAGCGGCATTGTGTAAACGGTATCAGTCATCCGGCCAGCCCCCGCAATACAGATTGCCGTTTAGGTTGGTCAGCCGCTGGAATATCGCCAGCTTTCTTTATGCCGCCGTTCTGGTTTGCACCGGTACGCCCAGGCTCTCGCTGGTTCGCCCGGTTGATTGATGTCGCCGGTACTGTTACCACAACCACGCTGGTCAATATGACCTCTTGCAGTGAAAAGGTAACATCCAGAACCTGGCTGGTTTCTTTGTTTGTGGTTTCTGCCAGCGATTTAATCAGCATGTTTTTATACACGCGCTTGGCTGTTACCACGTCCATTGGGATGCGGTTCGACTGTAGCAACAACAGCCGGCGGTACATTTCATCGATGGGCACGCCTATGACCATAGGCGAATACATCGCACGGACGGATAGCGTCACTGGTTTTTTGTATGCATGATCCGTGATAACCGCCCCGTCCTGTACCGGGTGCTGCGTGATCTCAAGATCATCCTGTGCGCCTTCCTCAATAGTGACCGTGGCCTCAAAGCTGCCTATTTTGCGCTTAGGCTTAAACGCAACAGGAAACCCCAGCGCATCCATGAACCCGCTCATTTAATAGCGCCTTTCATGTTGCGAGCCATGTCACCATTGACGCGAGACTGTTCGCCGGCCACTGCCCGCCCGGTTGCTACAGGGTCGCCGCCATTGACATTGATCACAGTTTGCTGATTGACGTTTGCGCCACTGCCAGACATTGCCGCGCCCTGTGCCGGAGTAGGCGTAGGTGTATAATTCATTGCTTTATCAGCGAAATCAGAGGTATTTTTAAATAGCCCCATAAAGCTACTCGCTGCATCTTTTGCCGCTGTCCATGCGCCTGAAAAATCACCAGTCAGCAATTTTATTAATCCATCAACAACGGCAAAAATAACACTGAATGATGATTCAATATTACTTCTCAGCATATCAATAAATCCTATAACAAGATCAACCTCGTTCTTCCAGTTTTCCCAAGGAATTAAAGATTCACCACCTTCTTTCCATGTTTGAAAATCATCAACCAGCAATGCAATCGCAGCGGCCAGCGCAAGAATCAGCCCAATCGGTGATAATAAAAACGTACCATTAAGCACAGTCCACGCGGCAGCAGCGGCCAGAATATAACCCGCCCAGCCGTTCGTTATATCATTCAGCTTTGTCAGACCGTCAACAATTACGCCAATCCCGCGCAATACAACCGACCCGAGGAATATAAAAACGTCTGCCACTTTCATAACGATAGCGATGATGGGCGTGATCGTCTTGATAATCGCAGGCATTGACCGGATCAGCAGATCATTAAATTGCGCGAATGACTTTGCCAGCGGTTTAAAAAACGACGCGGCCACGGCTTGTTTGAGCTTGGTCATGCCCAGCTTCAATTTAATCTGCGCATCTTCCAGCTCACCCGCATTTTTCACGGCTTCATCAAACGAGAATCCAGCCGCCTCCATCATTTTATCGTACTCACCAGACAGTGCTGAAACGTCCGTGGTGAGCATTTTTAACATGGTGCGGTCAATGCCAAGGCGCTCAAGCACAGCCTGTTGCTGCCCCTTGTCCATGTCCTTGATAGCGCCTGCAACCTCATGCATCAAGTCTGTAGAGTTTTTCAGCTTGCCGTTTGCATCCTTGACTTCTACGCCGATTTCTTCAAATACTTTTTTCGCCCGGCCAATACCCATAGCGGTATCGCCAGCGTTTTTATTCAGCGCTTCGAGTGATGTATTAACGGCATTGATACTTGAATCGGTCAGCTCGGCAATATAGCCCATCTTGTCGATTTCACTGGCCGCATTTTCCGTACGCTCTGCCAGATCGCCAACAACGTCCAGCTCGGACGCGACCGATGTGACAAACTTTGTCACGGCAGCAGCAGCGCCAAGCACAGCAGCGCCAAGCGTGGCAGCCTTCACCGATGCATCAGCAATACTGCTTGCAAATGTCGACGCGCCTGACTTATTCACATCGAAGTTAAGCGCTACAAGAAACTCTTTTATTACCGTTGCGCTCACTTGTTCGCCTCTAAATATCTGCGCTCGTTTTCTTGCCGAACGTCCAGAATGTTATTCATCACTGCAATATCTGCCAGCGTCAACGTGCCATCAATAACACTCTCATACTTACACAGCTCCCCCACTGGCCGCCACAACCAATCGTCACCATCTGGCATTGTCGCCCAAGTTACTGGGCGCTTTGTTTCTGCCCTATGGCGCTCAAAGTCGCAACGCCTTGTGGAAAAAAATCCGCTAGGTTCTCCATTAATGCATGGTATGCACACTGAAGCATCTGCACCATGTTGATATCCTGAAACATCAGTGCGCTGCCATTCGATATATTCGCCCAGCCTAAGCCCTGCGCCTGCTTTCTTTTCACACATGCCAGCAAGCCAAACAGGATATAATCAGCCTGTTCATCCGGCATATCTGCCATCATTTTTGCAAATGGCGCATAGCCTTCCAGCAACGCATCGAATGACGCTTCAGGATTATCGGCTTCCCTGTCAGTGGTGTCACATTATCAAGCGCAAAATGCCCGTGGTTTTTGAGCGATATATTTGACGCGCCGCCTTTGACATCAGTCGTGCCGGTAATAGTACCGCTGCTAGTCTGGCTGCCTGTCTGTGTGGTATCGCCTACGTGCGTCGTGTTTCCGGTATGGTTCAATATTCCATCCAGATACATCGTGCCGCACTTGGCATAGATATCCGTTTCTGTCACTTTGAAATAAGTCGTGCGCGCCTCGTTGCGGATCTCGATTCCATCCGTCTGCACGTTTGCCAGTTTTTTAGCCTGCGATGTTGGCGCGAATATTGCAAAGCCATCAGACAGATCGTGCATCCTGTCCTCGACCGCTTTCCCTTCGCTGCCTGACTGCCACCACGCATCGATGCAACGTGATGCGAATACTACCAGCACTTCATCACCGGCTTCGACTGGCAGAGTCACAGCAAAACCAGCGGCTTTCGGCCAGCATATTGGCACGTCCACCAGCAACGGCAATGATACCTGTGACTGTGTGCCATCCTTGGCGGTTTGCGTGCCCTTGATCATCGGCTGACAGCTAACCGTTTGAGCGGTCATATTGACAGCGGTCACAACAGCAGGCAGTGCCGTCCAGACCTGAGCCAACGCCCCCTCCATCGCCATGCGTAGCGATTCTTCGGGATCATCATATTGCTCGCGTCTGTCCACTATTGCCCCTGCACTTTCTTGCCAACCGGTGCGGTCTGGTCAATCGACAGGCAAACGCCATCAATGTACCAATCATTGCCCCGCGTGTTGCCCGCTATTGTAGCAGTAATCAATCGGTAAAAACCGTCATGCTGTATCTGGGCAGGCTCTTTTTTCTGCCCGTCCTGCGATGGATTATCGTCCAGTTTTGCTTGGATAA